CAACCGTTACTTCACCCGTGCGGATGATGGTAGCAACGGCTTCTTCCCATGCAGCGGTGCTATCATGGGTAGTTACATCGGCGGTATCCACCGAGATGCCCGGTCCCTTGATTGCGACAATATCAGCAATAACGGTCGCGCCGTTCTTGCCGAAAGTAGTTCCAAATGCGGCGATTTTTGCCATGTCAATCCTTTCTAGACAAGAGTGGGTGCGCCACTGATTTTCAGTTTCATGGATGCGGTCAGCGCCCCATCATGGGGAGCGTCAGGCTCAAAGCCTGTGACAAATGCGTTAAATGCCCAGGTTGTCCGGCTACCCTCAACCGTGTCGTCATAGAAGACGATTTTGAAGCCTTCAAGCGTCTTGGCAACCATCTTGCCCAGCAGACCGTTGGAATATTTGATACTCACCGCGCTGGGGTCGTAGACAATATCAACGGACACTTCCCCGGTGCGCAAGATTGTTGCGACAAGTTCCTCGTAGGCTGAGGCACTATCATGCGTGGTCACATCTGCTGTGTCTAGCGCCAGCCCTGGGCCTTTGAGCGCGGAGATATAGGCAACGTCGCGGTAAGTCCCAGCCCCATCACCCGCCAGGGCATCTGCTTTGAGTAGTGCTCCATACGCGGCCTTTTTTCCTGCGATTGCGGTCATAATTGCTCCTTAGTACCAGATAATAAAATCCTGGCTTACCCAATAGAGGGCTGTTTCCGCGTCGTTGGATGTGCGCTTGTCAGACCTCAAACATGATTGAATGGTGAATGTGTCCGCCCCGCTGGTCACAATGCCCCTAAAGCCGTGCAGCGCCGTATGGATCGCCAGCCCTAACGCAACCGCGCCCTGGTAGGTTGTCGCCCATGCATCTATTTGGTAGCGGGCATAGGTCAGAGCATTTGCAACGGTTTCATCGTGAGTAGACACAATCGGCGCGGATACTTCGGTGTAGACTATCGCGGGAAAGACGGCAGTGTCCGGCAGTCTCAGCGGGTGACAGCGGGTAGAGACAAGGGCAGAAATCCCGGCGGTGTTTACCAACTTGTAGGTTAGGGCTTGCTCAATATCGATGGTCATTTACCCACCGCCTTTATAAGCAACCCGCGCAAGCCGTCTGCTATTGCATCCTTGATCTCTGGCATGTGGTTATCCACGGCAGGGCGCAGGTACGGGCGGGCGGGCATGTGGACGGATTTCGTCATCACCCATTGACCCTCAACCTGAAAGCGCAAGAACTTAGCGGAGCGAGCTTTGATGATCCCGCCGAACTCGTGTATCTTGGCGTAGATCACGCCAAACACCCCCGCCTCGACAACCTTTCCATTCCTGCGTAAGCCCACATTGTTGACCATGAACCCGGTCGGATGCTTGTTTAGCTTATTCCTGATGTTGTCCTGAGCGTAGGCAACAATGATCTGGCCCCCAGCTTCAAGTGCGTCCATTGTTCGGGCACTTCGGGCAGTAACAGAAAGTTTATTCAGGTCGCGGATAAACTCATCCATGCCCTCGATGTGCGTTGATTGGGTCATGGCACTATCACCTGGCAGTCAACTTGCAAGCCGGACGGCCCGCGCCGGACCTCGCCAATCACCTCGTAGATGATATTGGTCACAGCCACGCCAAAGCGGTGCGTTACCTTTACGTGATCGGTACTCTTGATGCTGGTAGCAATGGGCAGGCGGATCGTTGCGTCAATGGGTGCGGCGTTCAGGTCGGTGCGTCTGTTCTCGCGCCCTGGGGTCATATTCACCCCGCAAGTGATAGCCGCGCCATCCGTGAAACTCTCGACTGGCGAACCGTAAGTGTCCAGGGTGCGGGAATAGGACTGCACAACGCAAGTGTCTTGCATCGCGGCAACCTGCCCCGTTTGCATCCTGGTCAATTCGTCGGTCGTGAACGATCTCACAATGTTCCCGTCTCTCTCATGTGCGGATCAGGCTTTAGGGTGATCGTACCGGCCCGGCGCTTCGCAGCGTAATACCGGGCCTGCTTCATGCACTGCTCATATACCTGAGAACGGGAGTAATTACCCCCATCGGCGCTGAAATCGAAGTCAGCAGCAGGAACGGCGGCCTTTTCCATCCAGATTTGTGAGGCGGCGGCGTTCAGATCATAAGTAGGTATCCAGTCATCATTTGCAACCAGATCAAGCCAATCCATCCCCGGTACAATCACCGTAGGATCATTGCTGTCAATGGCATGGATGCGGTACGCTTCGCCGTTCTCGTCTAAGGTCGGGTAGCACTCGATAATCGTGGTAAGTAGCGTGTCGGAATAGGTGGTGACGGAGGGTTCACCAGCCATCCGGCGCAACTGCGCAATTTGAGCCGCCGTTACTGCTGTGGTCATGGTTAGGCCAGCCGAATGTAATGCAGGTACAAATCCCCGACAAATAACGTCGAGGCTTGCGCGGCCTGCTCCCAAAAGTTCAGGTAAGTTGTAGAAGCCCATAACAAACCGCGTGGGGTTGTCGCCGCGCCTTCGCTTGCCAGGTCAGTCCCTACGATCTTGATCATGCCAGTCGCATTGATGGCGACGGCGCTGCACAGATCGGTAGACTGCGCCCCGGTTGCGCCAATGCCAATGTCGATTGTTGCAGCATCAGCGGCAGCGGTAGAGCGATAGAGATAACCTTCGTAGATGTGAAGTAACACGCCCTCAGGGTTGAGGAATGACCCCCAAGTGTGCGCGGCTCCGGTTGCATCGCCCGTGATGTGGTATTTCAGCCATCCACTTTGGGCGTTATCGGTTGAAAGAACAGCAGCCATTTTCAGCCTCCTTTAGGCCAAACGGATGTACTGAAGGTAAAGATCAGCGACCAGCCCGGTACTCGCGGCGACGCTGTTGGTCCAGGTGAGGTAAGATGTAGCGGGCCACAGAACGCCCCAGGGGGTAGTTGCAGCCGCTTCACTTGCGCGGTCCATGCCAGTCACCAGCCACATCGTACCGGCGGCCTGGTTCATCGCAAGGGTCGCCAGAATGGTATTGGAACTGACCCCGGTTGCCCCGATCCCGACCAGCGGGACGGCAGCAGCGACGGAAGGGGTGGTAATGTACAAGAAGCCCTTGCAGATTTGCAGAAGCACACCGCAAGGGTTGTAAATCTCCCCAACCAGCCCGGCGACGGTCGCGTTTCCGGTCACATGGATTTTGAGAAATCCAGTTTGTGCGGCATCGGTCGAAATAGCAACGGTCATTTGGGTTTGCCTTTCTCGGCCTTAGCCGGTTCCTTTTTGGCCTTGTCGTCAACCACCAGTCCCTTAGCCAGCAGACTTTGGACTTGATCGGCCTCGAACTGTCCAGACTTGAGTTCGTCACCAGCCTTGACCACTACGCCCCATTCGGTAAAATCTTTGGTAGCTTTCATGGTTTACCCGCTTGTCTTGATGAGGGTGTTGGAGGCGTTCGTGCCGGTGATGGAGGTGGCATATTCGCCATTGCACAGCGTTCCGTTATTGGCATGATCCCAATCGGTGGCGCCGTATTTCCAGCAGTCCACCAGGATCAGGTAAGACGAAACCGGCAGGGCTGCGCCTAAGAGGATCGCGGTCGCCAAAGTCCCGCTGCCCTCGTTGATGAACATGCAGCGGCGGAACAGGTTCAAGCGCCCAACCCCGGCGGCGGCGGCGGCGGTAACGTGAGCGTAGGTCGTCCCACCCGTCGAGGTGATAAACTGGCAGTCATCAAAGGTGGTGTGCATTGCGCCGGAAACGAACTCAACCCCAGCCTGCCCGTCAACGGTAGCGACGGTATCAACGCCAATGATGCAATCCTTGAAAGTGTTACCCGATCCTTCACCAGCAGCGCCGATTTGCAGCGAACGAGCGCCTGTTACTGCGTTACCAGAACCAAGACCGCCAGCGAACTGGCAACCCTTGAAGGTATTGCGTGATCCACTCACCAGGACATTGACCAACCCAGCAGCGTTTGAAGTCTCATGCCAAAAGCTGAGGTTTTTCACAACGCAACCATCACCAGACCAGGTAACGAAAGGCGTGGTAGCCAGGGCAGCGCTACATTTGATGCGTGTGCGCGGCTCAGGACCGCCAGAGTTCAGACCGATCAAGTGGGTGAAATCATTCGCCCAGGTGATGACGGTCGAGGCGGTGTAGGATGTGCCATTCCCGACGAGTAGGATCACATCATTTTTCAGGGTGGTAGTCAGCGCGTAAGCGGCATCAATCCCGGCTAATGGTTGATCCCATTTCAAGCCCGAATTGCTGTTGTTGCCATTGACGGCATCAACCACAAAAATCTTACTGCCCTTCGAGCGAGGAACATCTACCAGGGCATATTCAACACTAGGCGGAAAGAGTGACATTTTGGAACCTCCGATTATTGGTTCAGTTCTATGGTGTGCAGATTACGGAACCAGCACAGAGAAGGGGAAGCGGGTCGCGGCCACTGCCTGCATCCGGTTGATCGGGTTCGGCATGGCGAAGCCCAGGCGGATCACGGCGCGGAGAGCAACCATATCCTGTTGGAACAGGTTGTAGACAATCGCCCCGCCCGCGTCCTGAATAACGCCTTCGGTCGCAATCGTGAAGGTGATGTCCTGGCGCATGGCGTAGACCAACTGATCCCACTGGCCGGAAATGGTCGTGCAAGTCGCGGCAACCATCGAACCGTCAGTCGGGAAGTAGATGGGAGTTCCATCCAGTTCATAGCGGGTCGAGTCCTGCATGTTGGTCTTGAAGATCGGATTTCCCAAACCGTCGCGCACATTGCGGAGCGCACCACGGACGGCGGGATGGGCAACGGTCCCGGTCACGGAGAAGCCATTCGCTTCCACCGCGCCGAAAGTGCCCACAGCGCCCGCGCCATTGATGCCCAGGATCGCTTCGTACAGGTCGGTATAAGCCGCAACGTGCAGTTCAGTACCGGCGGCAATCGCGCCAGCCACCAGGCCAGCCGAACCGTTCAGGTTCACGGTCCAGGTTGCGGGGATGTTGGTTCCGTAGAGCAGCGCATTGGTAACGGCAACGGAAATCGCTTCTTCCATCTGAGGCCTAACTTCGGTCCAGATCGGGAAGCCGCTGTCATCAAGGACAGCCTGGGGAATGGGCACGATCACGGCCAATTCCTCAGCGTCAATGAACCGGTTTGCCCAGTTCACTTCACTGGTCTGTTTGAGGCCGGTATCACCTGCCACAAAGTAAGCGGTGGCGAGGGCGGACATGACCGGCATACGGCGCTGATTGGTGCTCATGTTCGGCAGCCGTTTAGCAAGCTGCATGATGGGGTTTTTCGTGACTACGCCGGTCAGGATTTGGTTCGACATTTCCAGCGGAACCAGAGAGGCGGCATCAGCACGGGAAACAATGTTGTTGTAAGGCATTTCTATACTCCTATCGCCTGCCCGCCTTCTGGCGGATCATGGCATCCATGTTGGAAGGTACATTGGTTGCCCCTGTCCCGTTCCCTGCGTTCCCCTGGGGGGGAGATAAGAACAGTTCGGGGTATTCGGTCTTTAGCGCGGCGAAGTCGCAATTACCCTTGCCGTCGATCATGTCGGCTTGCTGTGCGGCCATAAATGCCAGTTTGAGGTTTCTCACCCCTGCGGCATGGGCCTTGTCCTGAAAAGCGGCTTGCTTTTCGAGGGCGTTTAGCTTGTCGGCCTGCTCAGTAAGCGCCTTTTGTGCATCGCTGCCTGCCTCTGCCTTTTTCGCCAAATCCCTTAGCGATTTCTCGGCTTCCGTGCGGGCCTTGCGTTCGCTATCCAAGGCGCTCTTTAGTCCAGCGGTATGACTTGTGTAAAGACCCTTGATTTCTTCGGGTTGCGCTTCGAGGAACTTATCCCAACTCTCAGGCATCGCGCCTTGATTGGTGGTGTTCTGTTCCTGGTTCGTTTGGGTGGTATCACCCTGGGTATTCGTCTGGTCTGGCATCTCGCCCCTTTTGGCATCTCGCCATTGTGAAATAAAAAAAGCGGCCTTTTGGAAGGACCGCTTTCATGGTGATCCTTACAAAAGACCGCTGGTTTCCCGGTGGCAATATTTAGTTTTGCTTACCTTATACTATTATAACGCCTATGACAATACGGTTATATTTCCTTCCCACAATGCGGGCAGAACTTGGGCGTTGGCTTCGCTACTGGCAGTGGTGGAAGCCACGGCATCCGCGTTCCCATCTCAGCGGCATGGGCCAGACTTGCGGAGATTGCTACTAGCGCCTGCATCCCTGCGAATAATGGCCTTTTGGAATTGCAATACTTTCTGATTGTGCCTTCACTCTCCCCCGTGAGCATGTGAATTACATTGACATTGTTGGCATACTGCTTGCTTTGATCGAATATCCCCATTGGTGCATCTCCTTTGGCATCTCGCCATAGTTGTCGGCATCTCGCCGGTTTGATTGATTATACAGTCATTACCGTAAATGTTTCGGCTGTTTACTTCGTTCAATGTCCAAATAATCTTCTAATGCTCCAAGTGCGATTAGTAAGGCCTGCCGTACAGCAAGTAATAATATGCGTGTTCGTGTTTCAGGAGCTACGCACTCGTGTGAATGGCGCAAAGCCTCCATCATTGCGTGACCTGCGCAAGCGTTCCCTGCGCGATAGTCGGCCCCCAGGTGGGATCGTCCTTGACTTGCGCGACTTGCGACCAGTCAAGCTGTCCATCCTGGTAGAGTTGGAACTTACCCGCGCCCAATATCTGCCGTTGGACGCTCTCCGGCTGGGTGGCGAGCCATTCTTGCCCCGTGGGAAATGAAGGTGTTTTACCGTAGGTCAATTTTGGTTGCAGAAAGCACGCGCAATTTGGATGCGATGCAAAGTCCTCATTGGTCGGGTATTCTGTCCCATCAAGCGCAAGGCAGGCAGCGCAAACGTTCCCGCTGCGCTGCGCCCGGCGGATGTAGCCCCCCACGACGTTAGACTGTTGCATCTGCGTTTGGTTGCCAGTCCTCAGCGCCCTTAGTTGTTCGGTCCTGGCAATGGTCAAGGCGCGGTCCAGGTTGCCAGCCATATCCTGCGCCATTTGCGCAGCCGTCCAGCGCGGCCCCTTGCCCGTTGCCAGCCCTTGAATGAGGCTATCCGTCAGCTTGACAACCGCTTCTGGATACGATGCCCTGAGCAGGTCGTAGAGTGGCGTACCATCTGAGGCAAAGCCAATCATGTATTCCACGGCACTTGTGTTGATGTGGTCAAAAACAAGGTTTCGTATCTTCGCATCCAGGCCAGCCGCAACTATCAGCCCTTGCGCGTCGGTCACGCCCTGGGCCAATAACATCCTTTGGTCGCTTGCGGTCTGGTCAGCCACCCAGCGGGCGTACTGTTCGTGCTGGAACCGCGCCTCGGCTATCAACGTCTGGTAGCGTTCCATCTGCATCAGCCTGGCAGTGGTGATAACTTCGCCCTTCGCCTTCAACTCATCCAGGTACAACGCAAGGTCCAGCATATCGGCCTTTAGCGCATCCTCCACGCCCAGCCAGCGCCGCGCCATGTCACGCATAGTTTGTGACTCGTGCGCGAGCAGTTGGGCGCGTTGGGCCTCAATCGCCTGGATTACTTGCGGTTTTGGCATTACCGACTTCTAACCTTGTCGAGCAAAACAAACACAAAATAAGTGGCGCATATTGCCACAATCACAATTCCCGCACCTATAACCATTCCAACAAAGAAGGATATGGTGTTAGGTGTCAACATTACACCGCGCTGTAGGCAAGAACGCTAAAATCGAACGTCGCCGCTCCGCCGCCGCCGCCGTCGGTGAAGTCCCAGCGGGCGCGTATCTGACTACCCGTGATACCGGGACGCACAACGCCCGAAGCGCAGTCAGCCGATACAGCGGTTACAGCGGTGTTCTGATTGGCGGGGGTGATGTTCCCCACCTCTCTCTGCGCATCCGTCCCATTGCCCAGCGCCGTAGTGAAGCGGATCACGTTGATCCAAAGTGTACCTACTAGGACATCGATATAAACATCCATCGTGTCATTGGCATCCGTCGCCTTTGCGGTGTAATCGCACACAACCACCCAAGACTTCTGTTTTCCCCCGGTTACGTAAGCCGTCCCGGTTCCGTCAGCGACATACGTTCCAGCGGGAACAAGCGTCAAAGTTTTCTCGTAATACGTGTCACCCATTTTGTTTTACTCCATCTTCAATATAGGTTATTGGTTTAGGAATATGTTTAGCACATCCCCATTTGATCCGTCCTCGAATTGTTGAAACCTCCCATACTTCATCGGGTGGCCCAATAATTACATGAGTGTCAACCGCCGAACAGGTAGCAGGCTTACCACACACATCGCAAAGGTGATTAGTTTCCAGCACGGTTGTTACCCCCGTTCATCGGCATTGTTATAGGTTGGTTGGTCTGTTGGTTATTCACGCCCGTTTGCGGCATGGGTTGAGTTTTGAAGTCCTGCTGTGCTTTGAGCAGGGATGCGGCAAGACCAGCCTGCGCTTTACTTGCGCCTTCGTCCTTGATCTTGTTCATCGTCTCTATCTCACTGTCCGTCTTGCCCTCCCATGTCAGCGCAGTATCCAGTGGTACGCCGCTATCCACGCGCACCTTTGTAATGTCAGCGGTCGTCTTGGGCTGGACAGTTTCTGGCTTCTCGAATTGCGGCGTAATCGCTTCCAGCTTTACCGCGACCCCCTCTATCTTGCAGATGAACGCGGCCACATCCCGCCAGGTAGGGCGAAAGCGGTCTATCCTGTCCTGCGCCTTTTTGTTGAGCGGTGCTTCCAGGGCTATCAACGCCTCACCGGATGGATCGCCAGCCTGGGTGAAAAAGTAATGTTTGGGCGTGCGCGTGATAACCCCGATTGCCATACTCAGCCGGTCGATTGCATCCAGGTAGTTCTTGAGGTCGGTTGATTGGAACGTGCCCACACTGGTCTGTTGTCCGGTTCCATCCCCAGCCGGGATTGTCCAGACCTCACCGGGAGAGTTTTTCAAGCCCCCCGTATCGGCGTTTGAAATGATCCATCTTTGCGAATACGCCCCAAACTCTGCTGCAACCATCATGTCAGCCAATAGTTTGTTGATCCCGTTCTGTAATGGCAGCACATCCTTTAGATCGCTTTGACAATGACGATTGATTTTGAAGTGAAACACAGGCACTTGACCGTATGGGTTATCAGCCTTGCCGTCAGGCGATGCAGAAAGGTCAGGCATGAACGCCTCAGAGCTGCTTGCGTTCTCAGCTTCCTTTGTGGAACTGTAGTATTCCAGGTGGTCAGGGTAGTACAAAGTGAGTTTCGCATTGCCATCCTCCCCGATCCACAACTTGCCCGCCATAGTCACCTTGCGCGGGTTATCAGCGGCATAGACACAATGGATCATGCGCGGATCGTTGTAGTAAACCTCGGCCTTGCCGTCAGCCCCAGGCCAAACAATCGCGTAGCACTCGCCCAGCACCAGGCTATCCGTATGCACATCAGCCGCTTCCAGTGCCATGCTGTTGCGATCCCAGGCGGCTGCAAGTGTATCCTCCGCCTTCTTGTCGCTACTCTCAAACCCCGTCAGGTTGATGCGCTCATCACAGGCGGAGATAACCACCGCGCACCAGTTAGCGGTAAAACTTTCAACCACGCCCTTGAATATTTCGCGCATACGCTTTGTGAGGTATGGCGTTGGTTGCTGTCCCTCGAAATATTCATCATACACATCGAACGCCGTGCGCTTTGCCATGATTGCGTCAAATACTGTTTTGAGATCACTTTTGAGATCGGCCATAATCAATATCCTTGATGGGAAGTGGCGCGGCGAATCTCTCCCCGCTGTGATAATTCTGTCATCATCCAGACTTTAGCATCCAGGCGGTTCGGGCTTGCATCACCTGTTACCCATAAACATAATTCATCTTCCAACGCCGGGAAACTGCCCACATGATGATCGTGCCCCTTTTCAGCTATTGCGCTGATCGGTTCGGCGCGAGTCGCCTTGCCCCTGGATGCGTGTACCAACTTGACCGGTACGGTAGGATCAACTTGCTTGATAACGGTTGATACCATTTCTCCGCCATTGTTCGCCTCGGCTACAATGCGATTGGCCTTTAGCTTGTGAAAGGCTGTGACTGCCGCACGCGCCCAGGTAAGAGGACTGCCCTGGACACTATCGTCTGCTAGAGTGTAATAGTCCTCGCCCTTGCGCCCTCCCGTGATAATACCTGCCTCGTCACCCTCGCTTGTGGCAGACGGGTCTACGCCTACAACGATCACATCAAGCGGGGGGGCTTTAGTTTCTCTAGACTTCTCGATAATGTCCCTGGTCCACAATGCCCCCGGAGCTTCGTCAACATCCTCCGCCTTGATCTCCATGCGATAAGCTAGGCTGGTCATATCTTTGGTAATGTCTGCCAGCGCATCCTGGTTTAGATGCGGATTGTCCATACTCGTAAAGTGGAAAGTTTTCCATCGGCCTGTTGTATCTTCCTTTGCCCGCTTGAACATTTTCGCGGCGTGTTGCGGATCATTCGCCTTATTCATGCTTCGGCTGTGCAGGCTAGGCGGGGTGTAGATAAATACCGCATCGCCGTTCTTGTCCAGCATCATAGGTGCTCCAACGGTTTCCCATGCGTCCTCGTTCATCAACTGCCACTCGTCCAGGATGAGCACATCCGCATAATCACCGCGCAAAGTATCCGCATTGAATGCGGTTTTTGCCCTAATGCGTTGCTCAGTTCCAACCAATTCGATAATATGCTCAGTCTCATTCTTCTTGAATATGCCAGCCCTGATAGGTTCATCCAATGCCTTTGTAACCTCAGTCCAGAACCTTGAAATCTGGTCGCTGGTAGGGGTAGCATATAACACGCGCTTACCTGCCAAGAACTGTTGGACGGCAAAGATAGCCATGCCCACAGTCTTTCCCCCGCGCCGTCCGGCCCGAATGATGCGCCGCTTTGCAGTCGTGTCTATAAATGCACGTTGCATCGCGTGAGGTTCGGGCAGGTGAACGGTGTATTCAAGCATTGGGCTTATCCTTCTGGTCATACTTCACAAGCAAAGTAACAGGACCGCCCTTCTGGTCGCCCTGGATGATGTCCGGCGGTTTGCCATACGCATACGCTATAAACGCCTGCACCAATCGCGGGTCTTTCGACTTCGCCCAGGTGCGCATGATCGCATCGACAACGGTAATCTTTTCGCCCTGCTTTGTCTCGACAACCTCAGTGGCGATGGACTGCGCCAGCTTGCGCAACTGGTCAAAGCTCTTAGGCCGTCCAAGCCTGTTGATGCGCTTGTCGCCTTTCTTGAACTGAGTTTCGACTGGCGGGTTCTTGTATCCCATCCCTGTTATTTCCCTGTATCCCGTTTTACCAACTGCATCCCGTAGTTGTTCACGCCATCAGGGATGACAACGCCCTCTTTGAGAATTAGCTTGTTTCGCTTGAACGGGCGATAGTCTACATGGTGTTGCCAACGTCCCCATTTCCAAACAACGGTTGTTACATCAGGATGTTGATGCTGTAAGGATTGCGCCATGAGCAAACGGCCGTCATCTTTGTAAAGCTCAGAGGTGTTCCCGCCTTTCATGCTCATGGTTGTGATCTTGTCAGCCAAGAATGCCTGAAACAAAACAGTACACCAACCATCCTTCAAGGCTCTAAGCGACAAGTCCGTATCTTCGTTGTAACGCCCTCGCCAACGATAAGACAGATCATTCTTGATTAGAATACAGGAATAGATGCGCGTGTTCAAAATAAACGGCGTTAGATGCTGTTTAGCTTTGGCGAGATATTGGTACTGCATTCCTGCCATTGCGATATTCTCATAACGATTTACAAAGTCCTCGCACACCTTGAAAGTAATTCCAGTATCTACTCGAACCTTTAGATTGTTATTGAGCCTGTAAAAGTCCCTGATATTGTCGTCAAGTATCCAATGGCGTTCAGCGCCAATTGAAATAGAATGTTCCCAAACCCAATTTCTAGCAGGTATAGAGCCTTGCCCTAAATTGCTAAACGGCAAAACGTAGATATTGTTAGGATCAATAACCTCGGCGTAATTATCGTATTCCTGTGGCTCAATCACCACATGAAAAGTAATATTTTTAGATGTCAGCGCCTTGACAGTCAGCCTGCTTTCCCACCTACCCTTAGAAATAACATAGATTGGATATTCAGGATTCATCTTGATACCTGATTGAAATCAGATCATTCTTTTCGACACGAGGATAATAAACATACTTTGTTTTATCGGTTATGTTTTGCTCAATCAAAGACGCAAATTCTTGAACGTCATCCTCGTTATAAAAGTGAACCAATATTGTTCTTTTCGCTAACTTGTCGCCTTGCACAAATTCGGGCATTCCAGACCATTCATCTTCTGGCTTTTGCAGTTCATCGGGTATTCCCAATTCATAACCCTTGAACCCCCATTCCAGCAGGTCTGGCACGTCCCACGCGTTCGCCAGCACATCGAAGTCCCACGCGCCGGTGTTCTTGTTTAGCCTGATATTCAACTCCTCAACTTCTCGCCCGTCAAGCTCACGCGAGGGTAGCCATGCTTCCACCTGCTTGACGTTCTCGGCGCGTAGCACGTGCAAGCGCTGATGACCGCCTATGACGGTATGCGCCGCGTCCAGGTTGATGATGGGCTTGTCGATCATGCCAAACTTGTCAAGGCTGGTTTTGAGTTGTGCAAACTGTTCCTTTGACAGACTGCGCGGGTTCTTGTAGTAATCCGTGAGGCTTGCAACGTCAACGGTTTGCAGGGTCCAGGTGATCTCGCTCACTCGCTGCCTTTCTCTAGCGCCAGGATGCGCATCCTAAGCGCCCGGTTCTCGTCAACAAGTTTCGCGTTATCATCTTTCAGGTCGGCTATTTCCTCACGAAGCGCCTTGTTCTCACCCTCCAAAATATGCACCCGTCCGACCAACACAACCGCGTCCGCGTCCTGTGTGTCGATCCGCGTTTTCAAATCGTCAATACGTTTAGACAGGGCCATATTTTCACCTGCTAATCTTTCATTTTCACGGCGCAGGTCGGTGATGGTATCTCGTAATGATGTGATGGTCATGCGCAAAGATTCAACTTCGTCTTTACTTGCTTTTGATCTTGCCGTGAGAAGTGCCACTAATAAACTACCCAGGGCCGCCATAACTAAAGCGATGTCGGATGCTGTCATTTTAGTTTCCCCCGAATGGTCCACCTGGAAACTACGTCACTAATCATCAAAATGGCAAGGGCCACAATTCCCCACCTGAGCGACATAGCCGGGATGGGTTGACCGCTTAGGTAAGCGTCCGCGTAGTAATAGGCGATAAACGAAACAATTATGAATTCAAGTGATCGACCTATTTTTCGCAAGGCGTTAGGCGCTGCGAAAACATCGACCAAGCAGAACACCGCCGCGATGCCAAACACCCAGGCGGTTGTGTCAAGGGCTGGTATCACGGCTGCCAATCGGGATTGGTCTGCGGGTCAGCGAACTTCGCCCGGTTCGCCGCCGTGTCAAGCGGCTGGGTTGTCCACAGTGTGCGAATGACGATGTTGCCGATACCCACGATCATCCCGCCAATGGAGTCAGCGAGCAGCGCCCAGCCTGGCTCAATCGTTTTGAGCGCCGTCAGGATCACAGGGATAGTCAGCACGATGATGGAGATAACGTTAAAATACAGGGTCTTGCTGGTTCGTTTCTGTTGGAATTGCATTATTTGTACCCCTCAGTGAATTGCGGAATGGGAAAGTTGGAAGTATCACCAACCGTAATGTAATAAGTCGGCCACGGATTTGGAGGAGGTACATAGGGGATATACGGAATGTAAGGGATATACGGAATTTGTACCTTCTCCCCCCAAACCTTGCCGCACTTTTTGCAAGTCACAGTATCGCAGTTCGGACAATGGAATAATTCGTGTTGGCAATCGGCCATATTATCCCCCCTTGAAAAAAGGCCCGAATATCAGGATGAGACAGAAAAATGACGCACACATCCAATCGAACGTGAACGTCAATTGACTATTGGCGTACTTTGGCCGGACAGCCGCAATAAACATAAACACCGCCGCTAAAATCCAAAGGAGTAAAGTTAACATAGTATGTTCCTCTATACCATTATACGCCAGGTGTAAATATAAACAGCGAGTGACAACGTTCACACCTCGTCGATGATAATGTCAACCCCTCCGCCCGTGATAGGGTCACAAATGATCCCTGTCATAGACTTGATGCAGTTGTCATTCCATTGCAGCCCGTCACAAATACCATCGCACGCGCTTTTCATTCTGCTGATCAGGTTATCCAAATCCACGCGCCTGTAATCGGGTGGGTAGAATACAAACTTCACGCTTACTCTTGCAGGTTGATAGATGGGCAAGAACGAAGTTCGCGTCGTGTAAAACGCCTCATTGCGGGCAGCCTTGACCGCTTTGGCTTTCACCGTCCAGTGTTTTCTCGAATTTGGGCTTAATTCCGATGCGGGCCAGGGCAATGAAATCGTAATTGTCATTCGCACTCCCCCGCGCATCCGCACGTGCGACAGCGAAGGCGATGGTAGAAATACGCCTTCATCGTCTGCTGACATTCGTCCATCAGCACGGCGCTAACGTCTTTCGCCCCGTTCACCCGTGGCGCATCCTTGCAGTAGTAACACGCATCGGCCCAATCGATCGCCAGCCGGTAGCCGTCCTCACAGTGGCGCGTGACGAAGGACACACCCTCCACGACGTGCGTGATGGTGCGGATCATGGGAGCTTGGTCACGGTCAGACGTGTGTTCTCGTCCCATAGTGCCCGAAGTGTTTCCTGTTGGGCGTTATACAATTCCTCCAACGTTGACCGCTGTTTTCGTTCTTCTGCCAGGTCTTTGCGCATTGCGTTGAATTGATTGCGGATAGAAGTAACCACATCCTCGCCCCACAGTGTTGTAGGTCCAACGATTTCCCACAAACTATTACCACGCTGGATATAAGCCTCTTTCGTGGTGTTTAGTTCAGCAGTCAGGCGGGCGACTTCGGCGCGAAGATGCGCCAATTCCTCGGCCACTCTAATCTCAGAATCTTCGCTCATCTTATCCCCCTATTCGTTACGGGCATGTAGACTTCCACGCATATGCGCCGCTTGATGACATAGCAAGCCTCCGGAAGCGCCCACCCTTCCTCGCGGTAGCGTTTCACCGCGCAGTCAACCGCCTCATCCTGGGTCTTTGCCGCGTAAACTCTCATGGGCTTTTGTAGCGCCCGTTCATGTTGATCGATCAAAATTTGGTCCATTTTCTCTCCCTTTGCAATATGCCCTGTAGTGCCCAAAATGGCACCTTCCTGCGTTTTTGTGTTTACGAGTTCATTCCTCTATGTTTGGCCCTGTTGTCGCGTTTTGCCACGTGTAGACAACGCACCAGGCGAAACGCTACATCCTGTTGTGAACATTGTCACCCAGCGTGAACATTGCTCACCGCCCCCGGTGCGCTGCACGCTAACGGGATACCTCGACCTCGGCATCGGGGTTCTCCTTGCACGCTTCAAGGTACTGCGCCACAAACCGAAGTAATCCTTTGTAAGTACCCCACCCATTCGACGGCTCGAACTTTTCGAAACGCTCAGGGTCCGCCCGCAATAGCGTCAACCCAAATTCGAGATGCTCAATTAGTTGCTTGGCGCGGGTTATTCCAACTTCTTCGGGATGCCAAATAGGTTTGTAAATTCCGGCCTCTTGTGCCATAGCACCTAAGTTGTGCGTGATATTGGCCTCATAGCAATATTCACGTTCTGACGAGTTTACGGTATAAGGTTCCCGGCCAGGAAAGCGTTCATCCCATTCGGCGCGGGTTATCTCGAAGGTTGATCCATTTTCTCGAATGAATATACGTGGTGGCGAAACAATTTCCACATTCACGCCGGATACACTCAAAAAAACATCTAGGCTCATCTCTCCACCTTGACTTTCACCGGCCAATTGCTGATCGGGTACGGCGCGTCAGCGCTGCCGGTCCGTTGCGTCACGCCGCCTGGGTCAGCCTGCGCGGGTTGTTGCTTCCCGTTGCCGCCCCAAAAGTCGGGGGACACGTCGCCGGTGGGGGGGTGCACTTCGGACTGGTGGTACTTTGCATCCAACTCGGCAGCGTGCCTTTCGCGGTAGTCAGCGCCATGCCAGTTCTTCGAGGTCTGGTAGCAGAACTGCGTCACGTCCTGCCCGTCGCCCTGGCCGTAGTCCTCTCCGGGTTCGGTCGAGGTGCGGTCGTATCGGTGAGAGAGTATGCCGTAGTGTTTCATGAGTTCTCCTTCTCTGGATACTTCTCGCCGCAAAATGGGCAGTAATTGGCGATGATGTGTACCGGATCACGCGCTGTGCCTTTTGGCGCGTAAATATCACGCGGAGCAAGAATAATCACCTTAGAAATATCGCCCTTTCGCCAAGGCATAGTGGCGCTGATCGTATGATTGGGATATTCCTTGTGAAGAACTTCATTGGTTTGTTTCAGGCAATCGCACATTTCAACCCCTTTCGTGTCATATTTATGACAAAGGCTTTGTATATTGCGGAATATGTAAACTGGCACGATCCCCAACTTCGGTGGGGGATAAGTAACTAAAATCCTGATGAAGACAATCGCTTAATAAATCCATCCCCTTTTCGTTCAATTCCAGGCTGCCCCGTTGGTTGGGTTTGCCGTACTTCCAGCGCACAAACCAGGCTATCAAAGTCTCATAGTCCTGTTGGTAACTAAACATCTTCCCCGCCGCCTTCGATCCAACCCACTCGGAATACACCGTTGACTTGTTATCTCGCATGATCCCAGTGGCATAGGTAAACAGGTCGGTAAAATCAATCGGCAAGTCATGGAGGATGTGTTTATCTTGCGGCGAGGCGATACACTGGATTTCTATCCAGGTAGGATCAAAGGCCGGTGCCACATCAGCGTCAGACGGATGCAGTATCGGCGCTGCAACTGGCGGGGGGCTTGCCAACTTCCACATCAGTGCGAGCCAGTACAGGCTGTGAAATACCCACGTGATGACGGCGAACCACACGCCCCAAACGATGCCGTTGTCCAGGTGGGTGGTCGTGATCCAGCCCAAGGCCGTACCCAGCAGGAAGGCGGGAATTGCCCACATGATTGGCCACCAAAAAGCCTCGTTGACAGGGTGTCTATTCAGAATTCACCTCGCCGTCACAATCGCCAGGCCCATGCCTACACATGCCCCGCAAAGCGCTATCAGCGCGACGGCCATGAACACCTGCAGTCTGATCTGCGCACCGTTCCAGCGTCTCATCGTTCCCTCGCTTCTTGCGCCCGGTCATCCTCGTAATCGTTGTAATCCCGGCATATCAGGAATAAGCCCATGCACATCAGGATCAGGAAGCCGGAACCGATATAGACGTACCACGGCATGTACAGCACGGGCCGCAAGGCCAGCGCGATAAGAAGCATCAGGTAGTCAATCATGTGTTACCTCCCTCTCGAACTTGTGTCCCGGCACGTGCGCAATATGCAGCACATGATCCCGCGTGTCATGCTGGACGAAGGCGAACGACGCCGCCTGAATTTTGTGATACCGTTGCGGGTCGTCCATCGGAAGGCGCTGTGCATCGGCAAGCGCGTCGCGTAGTTCACGGCATGTGTCACAATTTTGCATGATCACCTCCCTGCCCTTCGCGGGCTGGCTGCGCGGTCACTTCGCCGCCTTGCGATTGCGGTAGTCACGCGCCATTTGTTCGATTTCGTCACGCATTATGCGTTCACGCTCCACGGCCTGATCCCATAAATCATCATCACGGTATCTGGCTACCGCATCCCGCACAATATCCGCCAATTGGCGCGGCTCGATTGCATCCAGTTCCCAGGATGAATCACCAAACTTTTTTTGATACGCCTCGAAACGGGAGTCACTTTCTTTTGCGGGATTTTCCGGCGGGTTCAATATCTCGATCTGATCGAAGTTCAACGCCAATCTATCTACTTCAACATCGTTGAAATCGGTGCGTTCTGCGAATAAGTTCAGTCGGTCAAGGACATCCCGCGTCATATCAATCCCGCTTGGGTCGTGATCGCCCAAGTAAAGAACAACGGCCTGTTTCCCGTTATTCAAAACTTCTTGTAGGTCTTGGCCGATTTCGTAAAGGGACGAACTACTGGAATAGCCCTTGTTGGCAATGAACGGAATATCAAGTTCGGCGCATACAGGGATCAAGACCCCTTCCAGGGCTTGCTTTTCAACCATCGCCATAACAAAATAATCTTGATCTTCCCATTTGTCGATGCGGAAAGATCGCGCTGCCGATCGCAAAATACTTGCGGGGTCCGTCCAATGCGAAGGCGTGACGCGAACGCGCCCACGATCGTTAATCATCTTCCAGTCCACCAATCCCGCCAATCGCGCATCGCTGACGAGGCCGCCAATTCTCTTGTAAGACTGCACGGTGTTTTCGACGTGCCCACGGGCGACAAGCTGGTAATAGAGCTGGCGCAAGGAAAGGTCATACCCCTGGGCGGCATACTCGTCCAGGATGCCGTTGACCGTATCAATCAGCGTCAATCCTGCTACACCAAACTTTTTATCAACGAATAGTTGTTTCACCTCTTACCTCCTTCGCGGGCTGGCTGCGCGGTCGCACGGGCGACTAGCTCATCGATTACCACGTCCACTTCATCGATGTAGTAATCGTCGAAGTTGTGACCGTCAACCCAAGTCAGTTGCATATTCTGCCAGTACGATTCTTGCAACTTTACGATAGCTTCCTCACGTCCATCTGACCCGCGCAGAACTTGCAATAACCCTTGTAGCTCATTGGTGGTCATGCGCTTATATGGCGAGTAGTCAAAATTGCGTTTGAAGCTGATCATCTTAGTAGTCCTGTCCTGTTTGGATAATCGGCCGGTTGCTCTCGCCCGTGATATGCACCACCGCAAAGCGCCCGTCCTGCATCCTGTCACCCAGCGCCCCGCCGATCTTCGACGGACTTTGGTTCGATGCAAATAGCGTGATCGTGCGCTGCCGTATCGCCTGCTGATACCTGGCGTTGAATATCTCGAACTGCTTCTCCTTCGCCCAGGGCGTTTGGTTGATGCGGTCCACTTCGTCAATCGCTAGGAACGAAATGTCCTTCCAACGTTCGAGCCGTCGCTCAGCCTCGTGATCGGGCTGATCCTTGTCGTAACTTCCGCGCAAGTCGTTCAGTATGTCGGTCATCTCCACGAAAGCGGCCAGGCGTCCATCGCGCAACTTCTCAGCTACTGCGATGCGCAAGATAAGCGACTTCGCAACGCCATAGTCACCCCACAGAACCACCCAGCCATAACCGTTGCGGATTACCTCACGGACTGCGTTTACACCTTCAGCGACGTTTCCCAATATCTGCACCTTCGACCAGTTGAGCGAGCGAATCTCACTTTCGTCCAGGCCCATGCCTTTTGCGTATGCCTTCGCGTGATCGATGTTCGGGCAAAGTTTCGTTTTACCGAAGTCGGGATCGTTGATGTCGCCGTTGTCCTGGATGCGAACGTGCCCGGACCCCCCGCATACCGGACAATCGGGATGACAAATCCCGTGATACGAGCGAGCCGCAATGGTGCGCCTAAGCGCCTCGGCTTCTTCGTCGGTGATACTGGTGTACCGCCCGCCCATTTTGGCTTTCAAGTCTAAGACAAGTCCTTTGAGTGTGTCCATCATTCCTCCATGTGGGGAGCGGCATAAAAGGCTTTTTGTTTTGCGGCCTTTTCTTCTGGTGTCATTTCGCGCAAAGGTTCGCTTCCGTTTGAGTTATTTCCATTCTTGCCAGGCTTCGGTATCTGTCCGACAATCGCCCAATCAAGCCAAAATGAGCGGGTATCGCCTGGATAGCGATTCTTCTGTTCCTCAAAGAATGGCCGTAAATAAGTTACCAATTCGTTATCGTCACAGCCCTTCGACACTTTCAGTTTTGCGAGGCGGTCTAAAACTGAATCAATGTCACCGCTTGGAATTGTTGCGTATCGGGTGACTGCACAATATATGCGCTCTTCTTGTGATGGGGGAATGTAACCCGATGAAGGCGATTGCGCAGCGACTATGCTCTGTTCTGACTCTGTATTCTGTACTCTGTTAATCTGTGTCACACTTCGTGACTGTTGCGTGACATTACCGTAATATTGTTGTGATTGTTTCCGTACGCGTTCTTGTGATTTTCTCTCACGATCTGAGACGGCAGCCTGGCGCTCCATGAACTTTGGAATGAACCACCCTGTTTCTTCTGGTATGACAATGCCGGTTGGTTGTATTTGGTTCATGTCCTTTGTCAACTCCTCAACGCTCAATCTAAGCATCCAGGCAAGTTGTTCTGTTGGTGGTAGATGACCGTCGTTCCCCAGGCGTTTGGCGCATAAAAAAAGCTCAATGATGCGCCTCCATATGCGATCCGGTAGCGTTGCCATCTTGGGGTCATCAAGAACCTCGATGTATAACTTCATCCAGTAATCAGCCACGGTTACCCCCTACGGCTTTTCAATGATCGGCGTTTGGAGCCTTTGTAATTCCTCTTGGGTAACGAATGGCCTGCTGCTCATGGGCAGGTAGACAACATTCACCTTGCCGGCCTGCACCCACCTGGTAACTGTCACGGGAGTTACCCCCAATATGTCCGCCACTTCTCGCTGCGTGTAAAGTTTCTTTTCCATGATTATATTTTATAACGTATGTTAGGAATTGTCAAGCGCTAAAAGTTCAAAAGTAGCGAATTTGACATATTCTTGTGGCACCAAAATATTCACGGTGCTTTTAATGTTGTCTGTTTCGACGAAGCTAATATTTGTACCCTTTCTAAATTTCCCGGTATAACGCTGCATCCCTTTTCTGAGTTCATCCAAGGCAATAACAAAAACTTTACTAATGTCTGGATTATAAAAGATCAAATATTTGGCTGGCGTTCTTGCCGACCACCCCAAAGTAACACAATGATCCGGCGTTGTGGTGTGGTTTATTCTCAAAACCTCAAACAATATATTTCCAGTCTTACCGATCCATCGATCACTTTTTATTTCAGCCAAAATTACAAGACCGTCGGCGGTTTTAATCATGCAGTCTACATCTGCTTCCTGCATAATTTTTAGAAGGCTTAGATCGTCAACTCCTATAACATCGGGGCGCTTTCTCAAAAAACAAAGTACAACTTCCTGAGCCTCTAGCCCCGCCTTCATGTAGTCACCCGAATAACTGCGTTGTTTTTCAGATCCCGTTATGATCATTAGATTTCATTCCCCCATGAAGTCCAGCCCTGTCTTTCGCTTCTTGCAAATAGCTCGATCTTATTGCCAGGGTACATAGTTTCAATGATGTCGTAAACCATTTCAGGTTTCCGACTGTGAACATTTCCCCGGTCAGCCTCGAAACAAGAGTCTGGCCTTTCGGCTGGATGTGGTGAATTTGGGCGTACTCCGATCAATAACAATTCGTGTTTTGATTTCAAAAACCAACCTTTGCCGCGTCCTCTATCCTTGATCCATGCCATGTTGGTTTTATATTCAAAGCCCCAGGATGACAAAACCTGTAGGGCTTCTGGTAAAAGTGGATTGGTCGCCCACAAAAAAATTACCGTTGCATCGTCTGTCAATTGCGAGATCCCCAAAGCGCAGATTTCCTCTAATGGCATAGTTGGGTATTGATTGTCCGCAGCCTCATCGAATCCGCTGTTTTCATATTGCCAGGGTGGATCGGCGTAAATTACCGAATATTTTCCTTCGGGCAAGGGCCGCGTTCTTTTTTCTTCGTGCATCAGTTCGCGCTTTTCTTTTTGTATTTCTTTTATGATCGCGGTGGTAGTAAGTTCCTTACCTTCCGCTTTTGTTTCGGCGAGTTGTTCTTCAAATGCTTCGGATGGTATTTGTGCGATTTGTTCCCATCTATTAGCATCTTGGTATGATGTCTTTGATTCTTCTAATACCTGGGCGTATTCGCTATTTTTTCCAACATTGGAAATATTACGGTTCCCCTGATTTCTTTCAAGTTGAGCCAAAACCTCTCCGGCCTTTCGCTTGCCTCGTATCGCTATTTCGGCTGCCGTGTTTTGCGCTTCCGTTCCCAGGTTGGCAGCTTTGGCGTATCTTATCCCTGCCTCTGCCAAACTGATTACCTGTTTGATTTCTGGAAGCGTTACGGCTTCCGCAAGCATACGGCCTGCTATGGTTATTTTTTCAAGGTCGGTTACTTTCACCTCGTCACTCATCATTCCCCCTTGTTGTCGATAAGTCGCTTGATCTTCTGGAAGCAGTCCCAACAAATAATTGTTTCCCGCTTCTCGATCAAGATGTATTTTTCCCATTCCTCTTTTACAACCATAAAGAATTGGGGCCACTTCTTCCCACACCTTGAGCAAAATTGCGGATACTGAATATATGGTACTCTGTCTGGGAGATCATCAAATTTTATATCCATGTAACAATCACACGATATGAGTTGTCCGCCGCACTTCGGGCAGCGCTCCATATCACAACCGGGGCGATGCAGATGACCTTCAGTTACCCCGCAATCACCGCACGAACTAATATCGTACTCTTTGTGAAGTTTGGTAAACATCACTCCCCCTTGACCCATTCATTGACAGACGGTATCCGGTTGACGTTCGCCACCTGTCGGTTGTACTCCTGCTCCACAAGGAAGGCCACGAAGGAAGAACGGTTGCGGTATGACTGCCGGGCCAATTCGGTCAGGCGGTTGCTTACATCAGGTGTAAGCATGATCGGGTACAGCTTCTTTTTAGTTATGGTGTCCATATTAGTCTCCTGCGTTCATAATACCACTTATTCAAAGTCATGTCAATACCCTATTGACATTCATATGAGGAAGTGCTATTATTAGAGCAACAAACCAATTCACTTATAACAAGGAGCAACAAATGGACGCCAAACTAACCTGGCACAATCGCGAAGTAAAGCGCGACATCATCCACTACAACGATGACAACACCGTTGAGATCGTTATGGCCGACACCGGCGCGCAGCTGGACATCGACCGGGCAGACCTGATCATCGTGAAGGCCAGCGACGTGCAGGCCGTGGCGGTAGGGGAGGGGGCGAGATGAGTTACCACGCATCAGCGAACACATACGAGATCAACGGGGCGGCATCGCTCCACCGGCGCATCGAGGCAGAGGAAGCGGCGAGGGAGTTGGCCCTGGTTGAGAGCAACACCCTGGCCGACCTGATCGGCTACGAGTCGCCAGCTTGGGAGACCTTCTGGCGCACCGTACCGGAGCCGTCCACGAACGTCACGATCCTGGCGATGCTCCAGGCCGAGATCAAGCGCATCAATGACGCGGGGGTGATCGCGGACCACGAGGATGACTTGCGGCTATATGCCGACCTGAGAAGGGGTGGGTGAGATGGAAACCATGAGCCTTATTGTACTTATGTTACTCGCAATAATGAACCTGATACTTTGGATCAAGGTTCGTATACTTGCCGACGAAGTACGAAAGCTAAGGGGTGGGTGATGAGCATCCACGATCTTACCCCCGCGCAGGTTGAGGCCGTCAAGAATGGCCTGATGATCGCATTCATGCTGGGTCTGTTCGCCATAGCGTGTATCGCGCTGTGGATCGATAAGGACATTACGAAAGGGCCGAAATGAAACCATCCAAAAAAGAAATGCGCGGGCATATCGGCTGGTGGCACATCTGGATTTATAACGGCATCTGCTACCTGTGTACCCCCAAACAGACCATCGCCATTGATTACATCGAGAAAATCAGCGACAAGGGGTTTGATGAAATCTCCGATATTGTCGAAACGATGGGGAAAAAGGTTGACATGAAAGGACAACGGAAATGAGCAACCAATTGGCAGTTCGCCCAGAGTTGGGCTATTGCTCATTCTGCGGAAAGGAATATGTGCGCTCCCCCCGGCACGTAAATCAAAAATTTTGTGGCCCCAATTGCAGATATAAAACATGGAGAAGGGAACACAACGAAGAAGCGAGGGCTATGGGGAGAGCGCATAACGCGAGATGGAAAACGAAAAATCCAGATAAGAGCAAAATAGCAGAATGGAAAAACAAAGGGATAGTCGACTTGGACCATGCCCTAGCGCTTTGGAAAGGTCCGCATCAATGCTACATCTGCGGGAAAACAAGCGGAAGATTTTGCGTAGATCACGATCATAAAAACGGATTGACAAGAGGACTTCTCTGCGATGATTGCAATGTTGGGTTAGGGAAGTTCTTAGACAACATGGACGTTCTTATAAAAGCAGTTGCATATATCGAATTTTGGAGGACCCAATGAACAAGTCAGAGACTATCAACGATCTGGCAACCGCATTATCCGTAGCGCAGGGCCAAATGACTGCCGCTAAGATGGGCGCAGAAAACCCGTTCTTGCATAACCACTACGCGGACCTGGGCAGCGTCATTCAGGCCGCCAAAAAGCCGCTTGCAGATAACGGACTGAGCTACTCCCAGCATCCAGAATTGAACGGCGGGGCTGTCACAATCACCACGATCCTGATGCACTCAACCGGCCAATGGATTGAAAGCACCATCACGCTGGGGTTAGGTGAGGGGAAGGGAATGAGCCAGGCTCAACAGATGGGCAGTGTGATTACCTACCTTCGCCGGTATTCACTCTCCGCGATCCTGGGCATCTACGCTGATGAGGATACGGACGGCAACGACAAGACCACCATCCCCCACAACGGCCAGGCCCGCCCAGCGCAGACGATCACGCAGACCGTCAACCCCCAGGCTATCAAGCCGCTGGCCGCGCCCGTCTCACTCACGGGTAAGCCCGCCGTCATCACCGAGGCGAGGGTGGAGGAAGCCCAGGCCACCGTAGATGCACCAGCTACCCAATGGCCTGAAGCCGTCCTGCAATACTTCGTGGACACCTACAAACTCCGCGCCAAGAACCAGGCTGAGAACATGCTCAACCTATCGGACTACCCGAAGGACACGCCCGTTGTTGTCCTGGCTAAATGGGTGGAAGTCTATAAATCCTATCGTGCCATCCAGGGTGAGGGTGGGGTGGGTAAGTACACCACGCACGAAGCGGCGCAATTGGCAACCACGCACATGAACGAGAAAGGATAACCGCGTGGGGACAGATCACGCCAAACGCACCGGGCGGCGTGATGAGAACACCCTGCCGGCGGGGGATCACCGGCAAAGGGAGATGAAATGGCTAGAAAAGTGAAATGCAATAAATGCGGTTATGTTGGCGAGGAGAAGGAATTTCCAAAAGGGCATGACTTCTTCCAAAATCCCTATATCGCCAGTTGTGCGAATAAAGACTGTGACAATCACCAAAGTCCTGGCGATGCCTCAATGCGTATGTTTGGGGGAGAACGTCCATTTGTTTATGTCGAGGCGAACACTCCATCAAGTGATCCATACACCGAAACAATGCGCCGGGCTAACGAAGCAAGTTAAAAACGCAGAAAGTAAACTCGCCGCGCAGTACAGTACGCCGGTCTAGCGCTCCGAGAACCGAGCCGGGCGGTATATCCCGGCATTGCGTATAGTAGTGAATTGCAACCGATCACAACCGAAAGGCCAAACGCGCATGACTCGCAACCTGATAGCCGTCCCTCAAATGCTTCTCCTGGCCCTGTTCGCGTGCGCCGTCGCCCTGGACGTCGCGGTGAACCTGCCGCCGGTAAAGCCAATGGATGAGGTACACGTCAACCTACACGCCGAAGCGGGGGAGGTGATGAGTTGCAACAATATCGAACGTGTGTACGCGCACCTGCCGGGGGATAAGAACCCTTGCCAGTTGACTAAATTTGAGTTCATAAAACGCCTCAAAGATGGGCGGCTGTGCAACATGGTGACATTCTCAACCAAAGCTGGACTACTCGTAAAGACGGCTTACGCTTATGATTGGGGTGTAGGGATGGATGAAGTCGAAAAGATCATGGCATCTAAGGGATGCGTTGATATTACACCATAGGGAGGCTGAAATGATGAACGATAAATTTGTAACTTTTTTGAAAAAGGCATTTTTGGACTGGCGGAAAAGCCCCAATGCACCAACACCGAGAGGGGGTTTCCCCGGCTATACCATGCCCTCACAATATCAATTCTCTCAATATTTGGGTATCAGCCCGACATCCTTAGAATACTACCTGATTGGGGAGCGCCTTCCCACTAAAAAAGCAGCCCTAAAACTAGCCGGCAAGCTGGGCGACGAAGTGCTGGACATCCTGGGGTTTACCCGCGACGAGGGAGGCTGACAATGGAATCATCAGACTACGGGAATTTAGTTGGAGCAAGGATAGCGCTCGCCCAGGCGCGTATACGTATCGTAGAGCTAGAGGCCGAACTCGCCACCACCCGGCGCGAGATGGGCGAGATGGCAAAGGCGCTGCTGGACTTCGCGTGGGTGCCGGCGAGCGTGGCGCTGCCGGAGGATGAGACGCATGTCCTTGTTGCGGATAACGAGGGAAACGTTACGGTCGCCTATCATATTGCCCATGCCTATCATATTGCTCATATTCCTCAATGGAATACCGATAGTGGTCTATATTTCCACGACCAAACATATAATTGGATAGTCGCCTGGATGAAGTTGCCGTCGTACACCGCGCCAGCCGCGCAGGATGCCCACGACGAGAGGCAAGGGGATGAGGGATGAGATCCAACCTAACGCGTAAACTTGTCGATGCTGTTTCATGGGATCTGGACGCGATGACGGACGCACAGTTGCGTACTGTCCTGCGTGAGTGCAAGCGAATGACTGTAAGTAACTGCGACTGGCGCTGTTACGAGGGCCGCGAAATGTTAGCGAATATGGCCAAAGCTGTTTTACATACGCGAAAGGTCAAGGCCAAATTACACTTTGAGGGGAGGTGATGTAAATCTATCAACCGAGTCACCCGACAATACTGAGCGATAAGGAGGTGCCAATGCTGAAATAAACTAGGGATATACCAAAAACAAGAACCGTCCTCATGGTGGAGGACGGTTTGCTTTTGTAATGCCTGTTACTGGGCGTCACGCCTTTTCGTAAGCACCCATATCAGGAGCCGCCCCGCTGTAAGGCAGTCCCACATCCACCCCAGCATTGATACAGAGTGAACCGGCTTGCAGCGTGTAATCGGTCGTGCTCACCAACAACGGATCAACGTTGATCGAGTGGGCATCCCAAGAGGTATAGGTTTTCCACTGAGCAAAAGTTTTATCGACTCTTGGACTTTCGGCCTTGAAAATGTTCGCACCACCCACTGCGTAATAACAATTGTAATCAACCACGTTGTTGAGGTAGGTGGAACCGGCTTCATCGTTCAATTCCACATTGCTCACGGAATTGGCGGTGAATACATTGTTTTTCATCGTCACGCCGCTCACCTCGTGGATGGTCGAACCCGGCCCGAATACCCAGGGGTGCATATTCCCGTAACAGGTATTGTGATAAATCGTGGTTGCATCCCCGCTGGCCGTCTGGTGTTCCTCGACCCATATACCATTCCAAAAATGGTTGTAGCACACATTGAAATGGATGCGTCCAAAGGTGTGAACGTCGTAATGTATGCCGGAATGGTTCCCGCCGTGGGTGGTGTTGTGATGTGAATAGGCGTTGGCGCAGGTCACAAAATACAAGTTGTCGGACCAGTCCAGCGTGCCGTTATTGTCGTATAACTGGCAGTAGCGCACCTCGGGAGCCGCGCAGAGGGTAATATAGGCTCCGAACTGACCGTCTGTGGTGTTTCCGTTGTCATGCACGGAGCCCCCATCAATCAAGAAATTTGTAATGGGTGCAGCTGCGCTTTCTCCGTCCACGCGCACACCAAAGATGCGGTTGTGATGCACCTCACAGTTATTTAGCTGTATCGTATCGTCTGGGGTTGACCCGTCTTTGTGGTCAAGCCATAAGCCCGTATAATAACAATGATCGATTTCACAGCGGTTGAGGATGAGCTTGGATACCGCCCCCGCGCTGGGTTTCGCTCCAAATCCGCGCCCATACTGGCCGCCCGCCCCATGAATTTCTAAATCATTGAAGGTGATGTAATTTCGGTCGTTGCAGTTGACAGTATCATATCTCGCCCCAATTTCCATAACGTGACCGCTTGGATCTGTCCCGTCCGTCAACCAGGCGTAAATCAAATTGTTTGCGTTGTCAGGGAAATACTTCCCCGCGCCAGTCAGAGCCGCCAGGGATGCCACGCGCTGCAAATGAGTGTTGTCCTGAAGAAGCAAATAAGTGTCGATGCTCTCAGCATAGGTAGCTTTATAGGTTGGGTTGGGGGTCGGGTCGCTCGCGCCAATTGCCGCGCCGGTTTCGTTCGATGCGAAACTGTCGAAGTAGATCGTGCCCGAAGTCCCTGCATCCATCTCCCCAACCGCGCCCATCTCAAAATTACCGCAGGTTTTGGTATCGTTATCCTGGTTGGTGTAAGCATTGATTAGGTTTCCATCAATCCACCAGGAGCAATACCCATTATTTGCGCCCGCAGCCGTCGCCGCGCCCCAGGATATTTCAATCATGTGGGGGGCGTCTGTGATCGCCGTGGTTGGGCTATTCCCGCCCGAATCGGTGGGCTGGTATAAAAAAAGTTTATAACCGCCCGCCGTGAAGTATTGCAGCTTTAGGAAAAATGGCTGAGGGAAGGCGTGCCCCAAAATCATAAACTCGTCCGCGTTTGCCATCGTGATCGAATTTGGATCAAACCAGAACCGGCATCGATAAATCTTCTTCCCGTTCGAGGTTGTGGTTCTGACGGTGTGTGCAGTGGTGTCCGCAATTTGGACAGCCAGTCCCTTCGTACCCACCAGCGCAGCGCCAGCCGTAACCGAGATATGCGCCCCCGCCCCCACCACACTCGTCCAGGCCGAGGTATCGCCGCTTTCAAATCCATCGGTGAATAGACCCGCGCCAATATTGGCCGATGACCATCCGGTGAGTAAATCCGTACCTGTAATCTTGGGCTTGTTTCCCGAACCATACGCGCCGTAAATAACCGAATGCCCCGCCGAACCGCCCGGCTCTACGTTCCAAGTTTCTCGGAATGTTGAACCTCGTTTTAGTCCAACCCGCTTATCGGCTGCAAGCAAACCCGACAAAGAGCCGAGTGTTTTCTTGGGGAGCGCCAGCGTTCCGGCGTTGGCGTCGTTTCCAGACACGCCGTCAACATACAGGTCGTATATAGGCCCCGCCCCATCCATCCCCCCGCCCCCGCTAAACAACAACGTGAATAGTGCTGGGTCCATGCTCACCTCACTTAGCCGTTCCGGTCACGGTGAACCCCGCCGCTAGTTTCGCCTCGATTGCGTCCAGCCTGGCGATGATCGGCGCAAGGTCAACGGGCGGCACAACTGGCGGAACTACGGGCGGCACTACGGGCGGCTCATCCAGGTTCCATGCCCCAGGGGCAAACACTTTAGCCAGTTCCACCAGCGCCACGTCAATGTCAACGGGCCGCGCTGCCCCCGCCGCGTTGTAGATGCCAGGAACCGTTACCGCGTCAGTCAGTTGGAGCATCTCGGCGCGTTTAGTATTACCAACCCACTTGGGATTGAATGACTGCGCATCGATGAGCGTGCTCAGCGCCTCCCATGTCATTACCTTTCCTTTGCTTCCCGTATAAACTGGCGTTGTATAATCCGCCAGCCATTGAATCTGTTTGTCCAGCAGGGTATTCAAGTCGGTACAGTAAGCATCTACGAACCACTTCCCGGTGTAGAACCAGATCGGAACGGTACGCAGCAGCCCCGCCGCTTGATCCTCACGGATGCGCTGGGCAAGGTCTTGAGCGCTGTCATGTATCCACAGTGGGGGAATAACCTCAACAACGCCAGCGGTAAGCGCTTGCCCATGCGCCACACCCAGGGCG